TTGGGCCGGGCTCCCTCAGGGCAGCGGCCGACGCGCGGCGGGTGGTCGGAATCCTGGAAGATCACGGATGGCTGACGCGCCTGCCGCAGGGCACCGTCATCGATGGCAAAGCCCGTAAGGAAGCTTGGACCCTGGCATAGCCGGCTGGGGCCGCCCGGTCGGCCCGCCCCACCAGGCTCGGCCATGCGATGCGTCAGGCGCGGGTCCTTCCGCCGCCCGCCGTATGCGGGGAGCAAACGTGCGATAAATCGCTAGCGTCAGGTCTCGAATTTTGGTTCGCAGATCGCGGCGCGACTCTCTGACCAGTCGGATGCACCCCATGACCGTGCCTTGGATGGCAACAAAGATCGTGCTGCGTCACGTGGAGAAACAGCGGGCGGCCACACGTGCGGAGGCCCTTGCCGATGCTGCGTGATCTCCAGGTCACCCCGGTCCCCGTCGCCGCACTGGTGCCCTACGCCGAGAACGCACGGACGCACTCCGATGCCCAGGTGGCGCAGATCGCCGACTCGATTGCCGAGTTCGGCTTCGTGAACCCGGTGCTAGTGGACGCCGCCGGCGTGCTGGTCGCGGGTCACGGGCGCGTCATGGCCGCCAAGCGCCTCGGCATGGCGGCGGTGCCGGCGATCCGCCTGTTGCATCTGACCGAGGCGCAGGCCCGGGCGTTGCGGCTGGCGGACAACCAGATCGCGTTGAACTCCGGCTGGGACGAAGCGTTGCTCGCGGCGGAACTCGCGCGCGTCCGCGAGGATGGCTTCGACCTGGCGCAGCTGGGCTTCGACCAAGCGGCGCTCGACGCGTTGCTTGCCGAGACGGGGTTGGGCGGCTCCCGCAATGACGCGGATGAGGATGCGCCGGCACCGGAGCCTCCTGCTATGCCAATTTCGCGCCGGGGCGATACTTGGTTGCTCGGTGCGCATCGGCTGCGTTGCGGCGACAGCACCAACGAAACGGACGTGACTGGGTTGCTTGCCGGCGCCAAGCCGCACCTGATGGTTACTGATCCCCCGTATGGGGTGGAGTATGATCCGATATGGCGGAAAAGGCGAGGTTTACACAGTAAGAGTAGTGCGGCCGCTTATGGCATCATTCTTAATGATAATAAATCAGATTGGCGCGAAGCGTGGGCGATATTCCCTGGCGAAGTGGTTTATGTGTGGCATCCAGGAGCAAAAGCTAGACCGATTATTGAAAGTCTTGAAGCAACACAGTTTGATATTCGCGCGCAGATTATCTGGGTTAAGGAACGAATCGCCGTAGGGAGAGGGAATTATCATTACCAGCACGAGCCATGTTATTACGCCGTGCGCAAGGGTGGCACCGCTCATTGGTGCGGTGGACGCAAGCAAAGCACGGTGTGGGAAGTATCCCGGCCAGTGAAGTTGGATACGGGCCATTCCACCCAAAAGCCGGTGTTTTGCATGCAGAAGCCCATGGAAAATAACAGTAAACGCGGTGATGCCGTCTATGACCCGTTTTGTGGATCAGGCACGACCATCATCGCTGGCGAAGTTACCGGGCGCCGCGTGTTGGCCATGGAATTGAACCCAGCTTACGTGGATGTAGCGGTGCGGCGTTGGCGGGAATTTACCGGGGGCATTGCGCGGTTGGATACGTCAGATGGCCCCACCTTCACCGACGTTGCCAATGCGCGCAGGGTGTAAGGGTGTGGCAGGAATACCAAATTGCCACGCAGCGTTTGGCGGCGATGCGACTGTAACTAGACCGGGCTTCGGGTGCGGAATGTGTACGTCGTAACTTTTTGTGCCGCGCCTCAGACCTCAGACATTGTTCTGTTTATGATCGTCATCATCCCAGGGCTTGATGCCGCGGCGGGAGGGGGCCGCCGATGCCCGAACTGACCTTTTCGACACGGGAGTTGGCTCGCAGCATCGGTGTCACTGAGGCCGCCTTGCGCAAGGCTGAAGTCGATGGGCGTATCGAACGTGAGCCGGATGGCCGGTGGGACGTAGAGAAGACCCGTCGCCGCATGATTGAGATTGCTGACCCTGTGCGCTCACCGCTTGCTGGTGCAGTGGGGGCAGGAACCACGCAGGTCGCGTTGTCTGGAGATGCCACGTCCTACGCCCGGCTGCGCGTAGCGCAATTGGCACTCAAGGTTGAAGCCCAGCGTATGGCGCTGGATGAAGAAAAGGGTCGGTTGCTTGACGCGGCTGCGGCTAATGCCGCGATTGACGAGTTCGCCGGGGCCATGCGCGATGCGTTGCTGAACTGGCCTGCCCGGGTTTCTAGCCTGATCGCCGCTGATTTGAGGGTTGATCCGCATCTCGTGCAGACAGTGTTGGAGCATTATATCAGCGACCTATTGACGGAGGCAGCAGATCGCTTCGACCCTCCAAGCCTTGGAGACCGCAGCGCGTACCGCTGAGCATGTGCGTCGCCGTGCGGGTGCCTTACTCCGGCCGCCACCACGGCTTACAGTCAGCCAGTGGGCGGATCGGCATCGCGTGCTTAGCCGGCGTGGTTCCGCCGAGCCAGGCCCGTGGCGCACCGATCGTACGCCTTACCTGCGTGACATTATGGACGCGCTATCGCCGTCGCATCCGGCGCGCCGAATTGTATTCATGAAGGGCGCGCAGGTCGGCGCCACCGAGGCCGGGAACAATTGGCTAGGCTACATCCTGCACCATGTGCCGGCCCCGGTGCTGGCGGTGCAGCCGACCGTCGAGCTCGCGAAGCGCTTCTCGCGCCAGCGCATCGACCCGCTGCTGGAGGAGACGCCGGCCCTCAATGAAAGGGTTGCACCCGCCCGCGCCCGCGACAGCGGCAATACGCTGCTGGCGAAGGAATTTCTTGGCGGCATCCTGGTACTGACCGGGGCGAACAGTGCGGTTGGGCTGCGCTCGATGCCAGCGCGGTTCCTGTTCCTCGACGAGATCGACGCCTATCCCGGCGACGTCGAGGGCGAGGGCGACCCGATCGCGCTCGCCGAGGCGCGGGCACGCACCTTTGGATGGCGGCGCAAGGTTTTCTTGGTTTCAACGCCGACGATTCATGGCATATCGCGTATTGAACGGGAGTATGAGGCCAGCGATCAGCGGCGCTACTTTGTGCCCTGCCCCCACTGCCAGGCAATGCAATGGCTGCGCTTTGAGCGGCTTGTCTGGGAGAAGGACAATCCGGCCGGTGCCGCCTACCGCTGCGAAGCCTGTGAGCGGCTGATCGGTGAGCATCACAAAACGGCGATGCTTGAGGCAGGTGAATGGCGGGCTGGACGTAAGGCTGACGATCCATCGACTGTCGGCTTTCATTTATCGTCGCTCTATTCACCTGTCGGCTGGTTGTCATGGGAGAAAATTGCGCGCGATTGGATGGCCGCGCAGGGTGATGACCGTGCCATCAAGACATTCAAGAATACGGTCTTAGGGGAGACCTGGCAGGAAGCCGGCGAAGCGCCTGATTGGCAGCGGCTATATGACCGGCGCGAGGATTGGCCGGTTGGCACGATTCCGATGCCGGTGTTGCTGCTGACGGCAGGGATAGACGTTCAACGCGATCGCATCGAAGCGTCGGTATGGGGCTGGGGTCGTGATCGGCAATCGTGGCTGATCGTGCATCGGATCATCCAGGGCAATCCGTTTGAAGGTGCAGTATGGGACGAGCTTCGGACGCTGCTGGACGAATCCTGGCGTCACGAAAGCGGACAGCGGATGGGTATTTCTGTTGCTGGTATCGACAGCGGCGACGGTATGACCACCGCCGAGGTTTATGGCTTCGTGCGGCGCGTTGGTACGCGTGCCCTTGCCATGAAGGGCCAGGATGCGTTGCGGCAAGCGGTGGGACAGCCCTCGCCGACCGAGGTCCGGCGCGGCGGGCGCAAGCTGGGCGGTCTCAAGGTCTGGCCGGTTGGTTCTTCATTCCTCAAGGCCGAGACTTACGGTTGGCTTAATCTCAACCGGCCCACCGAGGAAAGCGGCGATCCCTTCCCGCCTGGCTACGTGCATCTTCCGGTGCATGCGGCTGGCGAGGAATTTTGCCGGCAGTTGACCGCCGAGCAGCTTGTTACACGTGCGACGAAGAACGGGTTCCGCAAGATGGAATGGGTAAAGACGCGCGAACGTAATGAGGCGCTGGATTGCCGTGTTTATGCCCGTGCCGCTGCGGTGGCGATTGGTGTTGATAGTTGGAGTGATGCTCGGTGGGCGCGCATGGCCGCGTCTTTGGCGCCGCTGTCTTCACCGCCATCGCGTCCCGTGGCGCCGGAACCGAGCCCGCCGGCTACGCCGGTTTCGCGCGATGAAACTCGTGGCGGATGGTTCGGCGGGGAGCATCGCGATTGGTTCTGAGGAGGGGATGGCATGGCAAGTCAGGCTGATCTTGATGCCATTGAGGCAGCGATTGCGCGTGGTGAGCGTATCGTGCGGATGGAAGACAGAATGATCGAATACCGCTCGGTAGATGAGATGGTGCGAGCCGCAGGCTACATTCGCCAGTCGCTATCGAGCGCTGGTGGCGTGACCCGTTCTACGCGGCTGTATTTCGAGCGCGATTGATGTTTGAAGCGGTTGTCCGTGCGCTGGCACCGGCTTGGGCTTTGCGGCGCCAGCAATCACGCATGGCGATGCAGGCGTTGGACGCGATGGAAGCGCGGCTGCGTTATGACGGCGCCCGTGCTACGCGCCGCACTCGCGGTTGGAATGCGCCGCCGACTAGCGCAAACGTGGAAACGCGGGCCGACCTCCGGACGCTGCGGGCACGATCCCGTGATCTGATCCGGAACAACCCATACGCTTCGGCTGGGCTGGATATCCTTGTCTCCTATCAGGTGGGAACCGGTATCACGGCGCAAAGCCAAACCGGCGACGCGGCGCTTGATCGTCAGGCGAATGACCTATGGGAAGCATGGGGGCGTCATGCTGATGCTACCGGACGGCACGATATCAACGCGCTGATGGCGCAGGTTGCTCGCACACGTGCGGAATCAGGTGAGGCGCTGGTGCTGCTACGGACGTTGCCTGGTCCCGAGTGGCGGTCGCGCGGAACGCCGGTGCCGCTGGTGCTGCATGTAATGGAGCCGGATCACTTGGACGGGCTGGCTGGCATTCTTCCATCCTCCGGGATCGAACAAGGTGTTGAGCTTGACTCCCATGGGCGTCCGATTGCCTATCACATTCAGTTCGATCATCCGGGCGATACGTTTGCGTCGTCGAACATATTCCGCATCCCTGCCGAAGCGATGCTGCATATTTATCGCCAGGATCGTCCTGGCCAGGTGCGCGGCGTGCCCGACCTGGCGCCGGTCATGACCCGGCTGCGCATGCTGGATGAATACGAAGATGCGGCATTGATGCAGGCACTTTCGCAAGCTTGCGTGGCGGCCTTTGTGACGAGCTCGGCCGATGCTGGCACTGGCCCTTTGGAGGCTCCGCCATCGGGCGATACGTCAGGGCTTAAATCATTGTCTCCAGGCATGGTCGAGCGCTTGTTGCCGGGCGAAAGTGTGGAGTTTCTGACCCCGACCGGCTCGGGCCCGTTTGCTGAGTTCGCGCGCCACCAGCTGCGTGCAATCGCTGCTGGCTTTGGGCTGACCTATGATCTTCTGACGGGCGATCTATCGCAGGCCAATTATTCCAGCCTGCGTGCGGGGCGCCTGGCTTTTCGACGTCGGCTTGAGGCCGCGCAATGGCTACTGCTTATCCCGCGTTTTTGCCAGCCGGTTTGGGACGCTTTCATTGCCGCGGCGCAGTCCGTGGGCGCACTCCCGCCGAGGCCAGGGCCGTGGCCGGTCGAGTGGTCGCCGCCGCGCTTCGAGATGGTCGATCCGCTTAAGGATACGATGGCGATCAGGCTTCAGTTGCGGTTGGGTTTGATGACTTGGGGGCAAGCGGTCGCCGAGATGGGATGGGATGCGAAGCGACAAGCTGCATCTCTGGCCGAGTGGAATGCCACCTTCGACGAACTTGGCTTGATTCTTGATGGGGATGCCCGGCGGACGGGCGGAACGGGCGCGGCGCAGGATGCCGCGCAGAATGCGGCAATCGAGATTGCCGCTACAGGAGCGGCGCTACCGCAAGGAGATAGCAATGCCGGTTGATATGCGCGCCGCGGCTGATGCCGCGACTCTGACGCTGCACGGTGACGTGGGCGGGGACATTATGCTGAAAGACGTGGCCGCGGCGCTCAAAAGCGCCGCGGGCAAACCTTTGACGGTGTCGCTGCATAGTTACGGTGGCAAGGCCTTTGATGGTATTGCAATCCACAATATGCTCGCCAGGCACGATGCCAGTAAGACAGTGATCGTGGAAGGTATCGCAGCCTCGGCGGCATCGCTGATCGCGATGGCGGGCGACCGTATCATCATGCCCGAGAATGCCTTTATGATGATCCATAACGCGGCAGGCGGTGCATATGGCACCGCGGATACCGCACGCGAATTGGCGGATATTCTCGACGACATTAGCGCAGCTGCGCGCCGGGTCTACGCTGCACGCACTGGCTTGTCAGAAGATGAGGTTGGCGCGTTGATGGATGCCGAGACGTGGCTGACAGCTGAAGAGGCGGTCGCAAAGGGCTTTGCCACGGAAGTGAGACCTCCTACCGACATTCGCTTGGACGCGACACGCCTTGCGCGGTTCCACAACATCCCGGCTGCGCTCGCCGCTGCCATCAACCGTCCGGCCCAGCCGGCACAACAGAAGGAATTCATTGGCATGATCCCAATGGACCAGACCAACGAACCGGCGCTCGCTGTGGTGCCGCCCCGCCCCCCGCAGTCGGTGGCCCAGCGAGCAACGCTGGAGCAGCTGGAGGCAATCGCCATGCGAGCCCGGCTTGGGGCGGATTTTGTGCTGGCGCAATTGAAAGCGGAAGCGACCGAAGCGGAGGCCGCGGATGCGGCGCTGGAGGCGCTGGCGGCGCGTGTGCCTGACTTGGGTGCGGCCCCGCGCACGCAAATCCTGCGCGATGAAAAGGAGACCAAGGCGCGGCTGATGGCGAACGCTTTGCAGCACAAGGCCGGAGTGCGTGAGGTTGTCGAAGAGAAGGACGGCACTACCGCTGTTCGGCCCGTGTGGCTGATGGAAGGCGCGCGCCAGTTTCGCGGCATGTCCCTTATCGACATGGCGCGCGAGTGCCTTGCTGACCAGGGGCGTAAGGTGCGCGGCCTGACTCCAATTGAGGTCGCTGAGATGGCGCTTGCTGGCACTCGCTTTGTCATGATGGGCGAGCATACGACCAGTGACTTCGCCAATATCTTGGCGAACACCGCAAGCAAATCGCTGCGTGCTGCTTATGTCGAAGCACCGAGAACCTTCACCACATGGGCTGCGACTCAACGCAATGATCTGCCGGACTTCAAGGCGTTTAAGCCGATGGTGCTGAACGCGGCGCCCAGTCTTCTGCCGATCAACGAGAGCGGCGAGCTGCAATACGGGACCATCGGTGATGGCGCTGAGACCTGGAATCTCGTGCGTTACGGACGTGGTCTGGCGATCAGTTATGTAGCGCTGGTCAATGACGACATGTCGGCCTTCACTCGGCTCCCTGGCCAGTTCGCGCAGGCGGCGGCGCGGTTGGAAAGCGATGTTGTCTATCAACAGCTTTTGGCCAACGGGAACCTTTCGGACGGCGGCGCGCTGTTCAACAGTACCGTTGTTACGACACCGGGCGGCCATGCCAACCTTGTGACCGGCGCCAGCAGTGCGCTGACTGTGGATGCCGCCGGCATCACTGCCGTGGGCGCGCTTGAGGAACGCATCGGCCGTCAGGTGGCCCCCGCTACCAATTCGCCGATGAACCTGCGTGGGCGTTGGTTGCTGGTGCCGACGGCGCTCGGGACCGCGGCGCGGCAGCTTTTCGGTGGTGCTTATGTGCCGAACGCGCCTGGAGTGATGAACCCTTACGCAACGCAGTATGAGGTCATCGTGGAAGCGCGTCTCCAGCTCGGCGTGACTGTTGGCACCACCACCGTTGCTGGCAGTGCGACCGCGTTCTACCTCATCGCTGATGGTATCGACACGGTTCACTGGGGTTATCTGCGTGGTGAGAACGGGCCGAGCATCCAGAGTACCGTTGACTTTGATACCGATGGTATGAAGTTGAAGGTGACGCACAACTTCGGTGCCAAGGCGGTTGAGTTCCGCGGGATGGCCAAGTCCAACGGCGCTTAATGCGCCTCTTCTCCAATGAACAGGGCGGCGTGAAGGCCGCCCTTCCTGTTCCGAAGGATCAACCGACATGAAAAACTTCATCCAGCCCGGCAATAGCGTGACGCTGACCATGCCCTACAATCGGACGTCCGGCCAGGGAGTGCTTGTGGGTGCCCTTTTCGGCGTCGTAGCCGTTGATGCTGACAGCGGCTCGACTGCCGACGTTGCGTTGACCGGCGTCTATGATCTTACGAAGCAACCGTCGCTGGCGATTTCGACTGGCGCGCGGGTGTTTTGGGACGACACGAATAAGCGGGTGACCACGACTGCGACTGGCAATGTGGCCATTGGTCATGCGGTTGCGGCAGCGGCGGCGACCGATGCAACTGTGCGTGTGCGGCTTGCTGGTTCTACGCCGGCCGGCACCTGAGCTTCGCTTTCTCATGAGGTCCTTTGTGTCCTACCTGATCGCCCGATTCCGTGAGCCCAGCACGTACGCTGCTTTCGCAGCTCTTCTGGCTGCCGTCGGTCTGCACCTTGATCCGGGGGTGATGCAAAACATCACGTTGATCGGGACGGGCATCGCTGGGATGCTTGGTATCGTGCTGCGTGATGGCGTTTCCGACGCATGATGACCGCGCGCGACCGTGATCGGCTTGCGGGCGTGCATCCTGACCTTGCGCGGGTGGTGGAAGCCGCCCGCGCGCGGACAGCCTTCATCGTCGTTGAAGGGCTTCGCTCGCGCCAACGGCAGGCGCAGTTGGTGGCTCAAGGCAAAAGCCGGACAATGGAAAGCCGTCATATTACCGGCCATGCCGTCGATCTGGCGCCGCTTGTGGATGGCAAGGTGTCATGGGATTGGAAGCACTTTCATCCGATGGCAGCTGCGGTAAAGGCATCAGCTGTTGATCTTGGGGTGTCGATCGTCTGGGGTGGTGATTGGAAAACGTTCCCCGATGGTCCACATTTCGAGCTTGATCGAAGGGTCTATCCGTGAGTGCCTTTGCGAACGCCATGGCGGCACTTCTAGCCGATGCGAATATCGGTAGTGATGCGGAGTTCCGCCGTCCGCCCCGCGCCTGGGTGCCAGTGCGAGTGGCCCTATCGCAGCCTTCTGATGCCGCGCCGGGCTTTGGGGCCCCTGGCGGTCGTGCCGGTGGCATAGATGCTGTTGTGCGCACGGCATCGCTCAATGGCTTGCATCCGCAGCGTGGTGACGAACTCCGTATCGCAGGGCGCGTGCGCAGCGTGGAAGAAGCCCGCCCGGATGCGCTCGGCATTACGTGGCGGCTGGTTCTGTCGGATGTACTTTCGGCGACGGCGCCAGAACCAGCGATAGGCGCCATCCGCTACGATGCCTGGGATGCCCCATCATCAGGGTTGACCCAGGCTGAGCAGGCTGCGCTATCGCAGGCTGCCTGGAAGCATCGGGCGCCTTTCTGGGCGTCCGTGGTGGGCAATACGGTGACGCTACCGGCGGCAACGCAGGCGCGTATGGATGCCGAGATTGCCCATGCAGTTGCGGCGGGTCTGGCGTATTGGGCTTTCCTTGGGTGGGACCCGCTTGATCCGGCCAATGCGGCGTTGAACCTCTACCGGTCGAGTACTCATCGCAGTGACATTGGTTTCTGCATGATCGAAAATATGCAGGGCCTCTACTACTTGGGGAGCTGGCTACCTAACGTGGCTCGCACCATCGGCCTGATGGCCGAACCGGGCTATCGGATGGTATTTGGTGATCGGCCATTGCTGTTCATCAATGCCATGTCTGACGCTGATATCGTTGCTCGCTTCGGCAGCATGGGTGCGACTGCGACGGTGTTGGATGGCATCCGCAACCAGTGTATCCTTGCCGGCGTTGGTGATCCCTACATCGTCATGATGGATGGGTGGCATGTTCGCGCGGCGTCACTCGCTGGTTACGGGGCGGATGCTGTTTCGTCCTATGCGGCGTTGGGGCAGATCACGGCGCCGACGCCATACGTGTCGCTTATGGCCGCGGTTGATCAATGGCGCGTCGATGCCGCGGCCCTTGGGGTGCATGTTGTGCCGCCATTGACGTTCGGATGGGACTATCGGCCACGTATCGGCGGCAATCCCCTCTATTTCGGGGCACAAGCAACGGGCGATCCCAACGCCTATTGGTTGCCACCTACGCCGGATGAGATTGCGCAGCACGTGACCGATGCGATCGCATGGTTGCGGGCCAACGAACCCGATGCGCCGGCGCAGATCGCTATCGCGTATGCCTGGAACGAATTTACTGAGGGTGGATGGCTTTGCCCGACGTTTCTTTCGGGGCAGCCTGCCGGCGACACTGCGCGTATCAACGCATTGGCGACTGTCCTACAAGGCTAATCCTGCAACTCACGGAGTCAGAGATGCTCATCCGCTTCACCGTTCCATGCGTTCTTGGGAGCACGGAATACGCTTCCGGCGACGAGGCGGACCTTCCGCCCGACGTGGCCAACATGGCACTCAGCTTGGGTCGCGGTGTTCGCGTCATGCCCGCACCCGAGCCGCCTCCGGTTGCGCCGCAGCCCGACCAGCAGCCGGCGCCAACGCCGCAGCCCTTGGCAGCGGACCAGGCCCCGGACGAGGTCGCCCGGTCGAAGCGGCGCTGACGGTCGCATCTTATGGCGACCCCGGTGCGTGAGGCGGCGCTTGCCGCCGTTGCCGCGCGGCTGCGTGCGCAATTGCCAGACGTGGCGCTTGATCGCGCGCGCCGCGGCGCCGTTGATGCCGAGCGGGAGCGTCTGCCGCGGATGATCCTGCGTGGCGGGGATATGGAAGTGGACGATACGCAGGAACCGGGCTGGACGCATTACCGGATCGTATTCTCGGTTGTCGCTTTTGCGCGTGCCGGTTCTGATCTTGATCTCGAACAAGCGCTGTCGTCGCTTCACGCCCGCATCGTCGCGGCGCTGGCTGGCTGGGTGCCGTCCGGTTCGAGTCTTGGTGACGTGACCGAGGAAGGCGCTGAATTTCTTCTGTACGATGTTGAGGACAGTGCCAAACCGGCGGGCGAGTGTGTCGCGCGTTTTTCAATCCTCGCCGTGACGCCCACTGGCGACCCTAACGTTAACTGACGGAGCCTAGCCATGTCCCTGAACCTTGTGCGTATGCGCAATGCCGCTGTCGCGGTGAAGATCGAGACGACTCCAGGTTCCGATGCCATTTCGGGCACTCCGGCTGCTGCCGATTGGGTGGGGGCTGACTTTGAGGTAGACTTCGATCCGGTTGTGGTCGAGAACCCGGAATTGACGGGCACTCTCGACCGTGCGCCTTCAATTGTCGGCGGGCTGCGTCCGATCCTTCGTATGCGGGTTCCGTTGCGCGGTTCAGGCACGGCCTCTACCGCTCCGGATTGGGGTAAGCTCATGCGGTGCTGCACGTATTCGGAGGCGGTGCAGTCGTCAGCGGTCGGCGCCCCGACCG